AATCTTAATGCATAAACCTTATTTGTACCGTTCAAACCTTGTACTGCTACCACTTTGATAGTTGTACCTGGTAATAAGAATTCGCTGTCAGTTTTGCCATCAAATGCATAGTTGAACATGTTTGCATTTTTCAAAGCAATTGTGTATGTACGGAAAACATCCATACCACAGAAAATCTTAACATCATCTTTTGCTACTACCTCAGCAGGGATTGCCTTGTAAACTGCATCAAATACAGCGATTACATTTGCTGATGTGATTGCAGTAGCAGTGCTACCGAAATAAGTGCTAGTGTTTGCGTCTACTACAGCAGTGCTTGCAGCAGTAACTAATTTGATGATACCATCAAACTTATTTTTGTTACCATCAGCTGATGCTGTGTCACCTTGCCATAAACCAATCTCTAATTGAGATGCGATTTTTTCAGTCTTTCTGTTAGAATACTGCTCTGCGAATACTACTGAATCATAGCTGCTACCTGCTGGTAAAGCCTTTTGTAAGTAAGTTCTCTCTAAGTCTTTTGGACATAAAGCCTCGTTTACTTTGATTTTACCTACTGTTACAGTACGTTGAGTGAAAGTAGTAGTACCTGATGCGTTAAATCCGCAAGATGATCCATCTTGGAAAAAAGCGTCAGTGTCCATGATGTTAATCTTTTCGCTAGATTTTACACCTACCATCACATTTCCTTGATCTTTAATTAAGCTAGCTGTTTTGCTACCTAATACAGATGAAGCTACCAAAAGATCTTGATTCTCTTTTGTGTAGGTTGCTAATGCTGATACATCAAATGCCATTGTTATTTGTTTTTGTTTGTTTTAAAAAATTGTTACTTATTGATATTTTTAGCTCTATCTAAAAATCTTTTCATTTTTTCCTCTTTGCTTTCTACATGTGCATTGAACTTATCCTTTGGATTTTCAGTAGCAGATGCAGATGGTGTGCTGATCAATCCTACGATCACATCACTCATTTCGGAAATAGCCTTGCTGAATTTTGCCTCTACCTCAGACATCATTGCCTTTTTAGATTCAGCATCTTTTTTCAATTCTGCAATAGCTTCCTCTAATGCAGCTATTTTCATTTCAGTTTCAGATGGAGCAGGCAATTCTACCTCTACCTCAATCTCAGGTGCAGCCTCATTAGGTGCTTTTAAAGCTGTAATACATCCAGCTTCATCTAAAGTGATGGTAGTGCCATCTACTAACTCATGATCTCCAGCAGGTGCAGGTGATTCATTGCCAGCTTCATCTTTGATGGTAACTTTACCACCTACCTCTAAACTGTCAATAGTCACTTTGCCACCAGATACTAGATCATATTCTTTTGCGGCCTCTGTAGGCTCAACAGCAGGTGCTGCCTCAGGTGCAGGTGCTGGCATTTGATCCCCAGGTGCGAATTGCAACCCAGCAGCTTCAAAAGCAGCTTTCATTTTCAAAATTGCCTCTAATGGTGTCATAATACTTTTTAGCCCTAAATAGATCAAATATGATATTGTGACCACATAGAAACAAAAACAGGTGACATCACTGCCACCTGCTCACACTTATTCTCATTCACTATTTTAGTCTATCTGACTAAGTATGTCAGTGATCTGTGACCATAATTGATTTTCTATGGTACTCATATCCTGTTTTTCAGTAGGCTTATACTGGAATAAACCCTCTACTGAGAAACCCTTTACTTTGCCATCTTTAATCATTTTCCATACCTCATCATTATTGACTTTGAATGATCCAAACCAGCTACCATCAGGCACATCCTCAAATCCTTTCATTGCACTGATACCTCTTTTCTCATCAGTGATCCAGGATTCAAACATAGTAAGCCCCTCTAGTTTTTGGCCACTGTCATGCATCAAATTGACATTTGATTGGTAACCTTTGGCAAAGAATTTCTGTGCTATTTGCTTAATCGTGTCCTTTGTGAATACCACATAGTACTCACCGTTTTCATCATTCCTATAGATAGGTTTGTCAGCCAGCATCAATGCCCCAGTGATTATTTTTTCATCCTCACTTTGGATGGCAAATGCAATACGTTCTGTATTTTCGTTAAATGCTAAGAATGATTTTTCAATGGCAGGTCTGTCTACTAATGCCACAAAATCCACTTCCATTTCATTGTCAATATTAGGGCTGATCTCTAGCTTATAAATTGGTAGCATTCCTGATCCCTCAATGTTTAATACTTTATTCATGTCTATTGTTTTATGTCAGCCTAGCTGCTCTGTTTATACGTTTAATTCTTTCCTGGCTATTAGTTACATCTGATTCTACTATGTATGCTCTGTTTGTAGCAGATCCTAGCTGATTGATTGAATTTGTACTTAACTGTGTCACTGTGTTTTGAACTGGTGCTGCAGGAATAATTGGTGCGGCTGCAGTTGCATTGCCACCTACACCAGCACCACCACTGCCACTGCTACCACCTGAATTTGCAGAATTTATTGATTGAATTCCTTGTACTGATGCAGCTATCACTGATGCTATTGATAACGCACCACCAATCCTTGCTGGAATATATGCAGGGTTAGGAATACCTGGTGGCAAAATAGCTGGCACAGTATTCATTTGAGTGATGATCTTAGCAATGGCTGCACCTTTTTCTATCACCAATCCTGCAATAGCAACCGCCTTACTCTTACCTGCAATCTGCTGTAAGAATCCACCGAACTGAGCATACAGATCTAGATATTTATTGTTTAACTCAATCTTAGCCTGCTGTGCTGCTTTCTCTACTGCCACCTCATCCTCAGCTACTTTTGTCCTGGCATCAGCATATTTTTTCCTAATCTCTGTTTTTTGAAATTCAGTTAGTTCAGTATTTTCTAACTCTATCTCCATTTGCTTATTAAGCAATTTGTCTTTTGTTTCAAGTCTTTCCAGGTCTTTTTCAAAGTCACCCTCAATTGCAGCATTCTCTTTGTCAAGTAATTCTATTTTATTCTGTAGATCTAATTCCCTTATTTGTCTTTCATCAGCTAGCTTTTTCTTTAAATCCTCTTTGTCTTTTTTATCTTGTGCCTCTTTTTGTTCTCTATCTATTTTATCAGTCTCAGCCTTTGACTTAGTATTTAATGCTGTTATCAATGCATCTTTTGTCTCCTGCTTAAGTTTTTCATTTGCATTAATATCTTTTATTTCCTGAATAGTAGCTTTCTCAATTGCTGTTTTTCTAGACTTATATTGATCATCTATTGCTGCAATTTCGGTTTCATCTTTAAGTCTCTGCAGTTTCTTTTGTGCCTCTAATTCAGCAGCCTCTCTTTCTTTTCTATCTTTTTCTGCCTGGCTTTGTTCACTACTTTTCCCAGCACTTTTAGTTGTTCCAGGTTTTGTAGACAATCCCTTTTGCAATAGTTTATCATTTTCAATAGCCTGTTTAGTTAATTCATCCCCTTTGGCTTGCAATCCTGTAATTGCTTTTTGAGCAACCTCTATTTTATTGCTCATGTCTTGAGCATTAGCAACAGCAGTTTTTCCCCAATCCCCTAAGTTAGCGACATGATTATAAAATCCTTCCCAAAAACCTATCTGTGTAGTTTCGCCTGAAACTATTTTAGCACTGTATTCCGCTGCTTTGGCATACATTACCTGTGCCTCTGCTCTTAGCTTAATACTTTTAATTACTACAGTAGTATTTGATGCCATTAATTTTTCAGCCTGCTCTAATGATCCAGCATATCCAACACTATCTCCTAATTTATCATTATATTCTTTTAATGCATCTTTTTTAGACATTGTGCCTTTTTTGGCTGCCTCTAATGCATTCTGTACTGAATATAATTTTATGTTAAAATCTGTAACTGCTTTTGTAGCTGCTTCCTGGGCTCTAGTTTGTTCTAGTTCTACAGCAGTAGTTTTTGACATAGCACTAGCTAATTCCTCGAAATTTGAAACCAAATAACCAATTGCAACAACCAGCAATCCAATACCTGTGGCAGCAATAGCAAATTTTAAATTTTTAAACCCTACTGTTGTTGTATCTACTGCCCCTGTAAATAATTTTTGAATAGCTGCTGCTGCTGATGTGGCTGCACTATTAGCCTTTTGTAATATTGTACTATTTTGTATTACTGCACCCAATTGCTTAAATGAATCAATGCTCTCACCAACAGCCTGCAATCCTTGAGAAAAAGCCATGGCTGCCTGTACTTTTAAAAGTGCTTTTTGTACATTGTCATTCTCAGTTCCAAATAGTGCCATAGCACCTTGCAAAGCAGCAAAGCCCCCAGCTACACCACTAAGTGATGCACTGAATGCCTTGAATTTAGCATCAGGATTGAATGCATCCACCATAGATTTTGCATCCCCTATCCTATCTTTAAGTTCAGCTGCTCTTTTGGCAGCCTCTATAGTTGCTTTATTTGATACACCGAATTTATCAGATAATGCAGCTACATCAGCCACAGCCTCTTTTAATTGAGCCCTGAGGGATTTTGTAGATTCGACTGCTTCGCTACCATCTACTTTGACCTTTATACCTACTACTTCATCTGCCATGTTACTCGTATGTTAATTCAATTACTTTTAAAAATTCCGCTTTCGTAGTATCTACATCCATTGGGTTAAAATCTTGTACATTGTTTAGTTTCCACAAAGCCCCATCAATCATGATCAGCTTTGAAAAGTCTAAACTGTATATGTCTTTTGCTTTCAGGTAAACAAATGCAGTCAGTAGTTTGCTGTCCTTATCTGTGATCTCTGCCATATATTCTGACCAGTAGGCATTGAATAGATTGGCTGTTGGATAGTCATTACCTGAATTGAAATAGATTTCACTAGGTGTACTAAAATTCAAATCTGCCTCAGGTGAACTAGGATCATCTAAATGTCCAGCATATCCATAAGTAGTCAAATTGGCTAATGTTGTACCACCATTCTTAACTGCATAGGATGTAACACCTGTCACCTTTTTAGCCTGTAGTATTCTGATCACATGCTCTGTGACATCCTCTACATTGTTATTCAGTTTGAAAATTGTGCTGAATACCTTGTCCTCTCCATTGTAACCCACTAATGGAGTAGGTGCAAAGATGATTTCAGCAGTCTGCTTTTCCTTTGCAAAGTCATATCCACTATCCTCAATTCTAGTTCCATAAGACTGGCTGTATTTTTTTTGGTACTGATCATTGTAGTAGTCAGAATCATTTTTATACTTAAACTCAAAGTATCTACCATTTAATTCACTCATAGGTTTCAGCTTCATTGGCTTAGATCTGTCCACCTTGTATGTCCAGTCTATGTATTGAATAGTGCCATCTGAAATCAAAAGGTAGTCTTGATTGTTTACTAATAGTAAACTATTGAAATCATCAAATGTCAATAATGACTGACCATCAAAGTCATAGAATTCAATATAAGGTTTGATGATCAAATGATTAGACTTATTCCTATCCTCTACCACATACATGTTAAACATTTTCACAATAGATGCAAAAAAGTCTTTTTGGAATACCCCTTTTGGTAGTGTACTATTGATTGATATTGCCTCACCGTAATTGATAGGCACTAGCTGTGATGCATCAGTATTGATTGTCAAACTGCCACCGTAAATGTTCAAAGTGTAAGTCATGCTAGTACTGCCAGGTCTAAAATATAAAGCTAAACTATCACTATTAGTAATCGTTTGATTCTCTAATTCAAATGTCACTGTAAATGTATTGTATGAACTGCCTACTCCTACAGATTGTGATGCAATTACTGCACTATTTTTTTTAAGTACAAATTCGCCTGTAGTATTACCACTCCATAAACCATTGACTGTGCATCTGATTTTTCCTACTAATGGAGTAGCTGAATTGTATGAGAATGTTATATTATTGCTTGTAATAAAGTTACCTAATTGTGTAATATTAGGGAATGGTATGCCTATCTCAAAAGCATCAATTTCCACATCACCCTGTACTGCATAGGCAGCCAATCCATTTGTAGAATACCCTGATAGTGTCTTTTGATTATTAGGTATAACTAATCTACGAAATACAGCAGTGTCAAAAAATGGGGCTTCGTATGTGTAACCTGATGCAGTAATAATCTTATCCATGTATTCTCTTACATACAAAGCAGGCCTGTAGGCTTTTACATCCCAGTCTTTCTTATTGGTACTCACTAAGCCATAATCAATCAATGGATAGTAATACCCTGCACCATTTACACTATTCCATGAATTTTGAATATTGGTAATTGTCCAGGTGTGATCATAAGTAGAAAAGTCTAGTTCCTCAATCTTTTTATTTCCCAATGCATTTACAAATCCACCTAGTTCACCAAATACAGCACATTCATATTCTATTGATCCATTGTCTACGACTATCTCTAATATCCTCAGGATGCCCTTAAAAATCTGCACCTTATCAATAAATACTACACAGCTTGCTGACTTAGACACATTAAAGTTGTACCCCACATTCGGCTGATTCTCATCATAAAAGTTTGATGATCCAAATTCAAAAATGTGGCCAAATAACTTATTGTTGACAGCGTTACCTGGTAGTACAATAGTCTTTGAAAAGTTTGTATTCCTAGATGCAAA